CACTCGTCGCACTGATAGCCGCGGGCGCGGTCGAGCGGGGTCAGGCGGTTCTTCTCGCCGCACGTCGGACAGGGCAGGTTGCGGGGGTTGCGCTTGGACGAGGCCCGCAGGGCCGACCGGCCCCCAGGGTCCGCAAAACCGACTCCATCAACCAGGAAGCCGTCGCGGTTGTCGTCGTTGTAGTAGTCCATCTGATTTGACCTCCGGCCCGCCCGGGCTCTCGCCTCGGGGCTTACGGCTCTGTATATAATATAAGACATTGACCATCGCTTGTCAAGTGTTATCTGTAAATAGTTCGTGATATATCAGCCCTCGCCATGGACGGGTCCCTGCCCGTCAAGTCCGTAGGCATTGACTTCAGCCTAGGGCGAATCACGGCTCGAGGACGGCGACCGGGGAGCCGCGCGGACGGACCCCGGGCCCCGAGGCCGGCAAGCGGGCAGAGCTCGGGCCGGCGGTCACGGCGGCGAGGATCGGCCAGGCTTCAGTCGTCCCGGCCTCGGTCCGTTCGTCGGGGCCGTCTTCTCTTCCCCACTCCCCAGCCTCTTCCCCCCGATCAGCTCGCCGGGCGCGGCCCGGTCAGGGTGTCCTCAAAATAGGACGGCGGCGCATCTTCTCTTCTTCTTCTCTTCTTCTCTTCTTCTTCTCTTCTCTTTTCTTAGTCAGAAAAGAGAAGAGGGGGGTTTTATCTTCTCTTTCTTCTCTTCTCTTCTTCTTCTCTTCTTCTCTTCCCGGCAGTGTGTACCCGTCCGGTCTAAGGGCGAGGGGTATCGTCCTCCCCTTCTCTACCTTGCTTTGTCTTATACTGTATCACACACAGTATCCACTCTTGTCTGAAGAGAGTCTTCTTCCACTGTCCGACTCTTCTCCTCTCCCCTCCCCCTCCCCCCTAACACCCGGAGGGGGTAGGGTGAAGAAGAATAGGAAAGGACTGTCCTCCACCAGATGCGTGAATAGGCTCTTATAGCGATTTCTTGGAAGGGTCAGGGAGAGGGAATCTGACGGCGCGAACGGGGGTTGACACATGACACGGGGCGGGCATATGGGGGGAATCGGCCATTTATGAGAAAACGTGCCAAATAGCCCAGAAGAAGGGTGCTGGGGAGAATTATTTTGAAAATAGTTTCTCTAATATAATCAGTTACTTGGCCGCGCGGTTGACCGAAAAAGGCCAAATGTGGGTTGACTTGGACCCCCCGAGTGTGGTATAATATAGGGGGTAGGAGATATACAATGTCTGGTACGCGAGACGCGGCAAAGAAGATGGGTGGCGGGAAGGGAAAGCCTGGAGACCTGGCCCAGGACGTGGCGCGGCTGGCTGAGGAAACGGGCCTTGATACTGCCGAGGTGTACGCCTTTCTTTGCGGGGGGGCGGTCGGGTCGAGCGGTGGGGTGGACTGGATGGACCGGCGCGTGCAGGCCGAAGCCAGAAAGTATCTCCCGTTTTTGTACTAGTCGAAGGAGAAAAAAATAATGTTAGACAACGAAACGGTAGTTTTGATTCTGGCGATCCTTGGGGGGCCGGTGGTCATGGCCGTGACCGAGGTGGTCAAGCGGCTACTGGTCAAGGCGTTTCCGGGGTTGGCTGTGGCAACGCTGGCCTATGCCATCTGCGCGGCCTCGTCTTTGGGGGCGACGGCTTACTTCCTGGTGTCTCAGCACCTGTTCACGGTGCCTGCGTTCATCGGGTACTCGGTGCTGGTGTTCATCGAGGCTAGCGGAATCTATAAGGCCCTGCCGAAGTAACCCGCATGCCGAACAACGGGAAGCCCGAGCCGGTGTTGGCATGGACGGTCACGTTGAAAATCCCCGTCCCGTTGCGGCTGGCGCGGAAGGCGTCGAAACCGGCCTTGGGGAAGTGGCTGGCGCGGGCGGTAGTCGGCGCGATACAGGCGATGCCGCCGGAATTCATCGTGAAGTCGGCGGAGAAAATCAAGGCGGACCTGAAGGGCGGGCCCGGGTCGAGCTTGGTCGGGGCCGATGGGCGTCCGTACCGTATGTAGGGCGCGTATAAACGTCTACAGTTCCCGACAAGTGCCAACGGTCGCTCCCGAATGAAAGTCGCGGGGAAGTGAACCGGTAACACGCCTGGTTCATACCCAGGAGATAGCCGGTTCGATTCCGGCCCCCGCAACCGACCGATAGTGGCGAATTTTCGCCAGACCCTCAGAGGAACCCATGCGGAAGAGCATCTTCACCGCGCTACTGTTGATCTCGCTGGCCCTGGTCTTGGGTACTCCCGTAGACGGGTCACAATCATCCGACTTATTCTTCGTCCCCGTGTCGGTTTCCGTTGCTGGCGGGTTCTACGATGGGAGCGAAATTGCGGGGTTCTTTACCGAGCCCTTTGAGACTGTTGTGTTCAGATTCCGCGACGGTTCGTTCTTGACGTTCTCGACGAACGAGGGCAGTGCTGTCGGCGTGCCGATTTCGTGGGTGACGGAAACCATCGAAAAAAACGGACACGCCGTTTCAGACATTGTTCTCTGCGTCCACAACCACTTCACCCCCACCGGGTTTACGCTCGCAGACAGGCGTTCTTGTGGGTATCTCCGGGATCGGGGGTTCAGGGGCGTGTTTGGAATCTACTACACGGCGACGGGGCGGTTCCGCGAACTAGGGGAGAAATTAAAATGACGGCCATAATGAAGGGGATCGACGATGACAAATAGACCAACGCAGGCGCACGCAATCGGCATCGTGGCAATTTTAGGCCTGGCCCTTCTGTGCATCCTCGTGTTGTCATCCTGCGCTGGCATCAGGCTGGAGCGGGGTCTAGCCCCGGACCTTAAGGCCTGGTACGGCACGGTGAGCATCCTGATGCAGACGGATGTTCCCGCCGATATCGCCGGGCGCACGGGAGTCACAGAGAGTCGGTATTTTCTGACGCTCCCCTACGCCCTTCAGGTCGGCTATCGGGAGATGTTCTGGAAGATTCGGGACTTCGACACCCGGGCCGTCTTTGAGGGCCGCCGGGCTTTCGTTGGTCGGTTTATGAAGAGTTATAAACGGTCTCCGATGGCGCACCTGATTCTCCTGTGCGGACTGCCGGATGACATTGAACTTTATAGTCCATCGGGTTCTTTCATTGGTTCCGTCGGAATTCTGGACAACAAGGGTTACGCGAACGCTGTGGCCATCTGGTCCTATTACTACAAGAGTACCCGTGTCCTCTGCGGGTTTGAGAGCAAGGGTGAGTCGTGGCATCCCTACCCCATCTCGGCGGAGATGGTGAACGAGCAGGCCAAGTTTGAGCGGTACTGGTGGTGGCAGATGGGGCCGAACCGGAATGGATGGGATGCGTGGCGAGAAATTATCGGTAACCGGGTGGGGTAATGGCTTTCATCACCGATCTTCTCGCCGCCGTCCCCTTCCTAAACAAGCTGGGCAGAAAAAAGCCCTTTATCCTCTGGTACGAGGGACCGGACCGCGCGCCGTTCCTGTTGTCCAAATTCGTGATTCTTCGTGAGGGATCCGGTCCCGGCGCGGGTTGGATTAAGAAGTCCGGCCCGATGTCCCATCGTCAGTGCGTGCATACCCGGGACGTGCTGGGGACGCTAGGTCAGTGACGGGCGTAAAGCGGACGCGCAAGAAACCGCTGACCATCCGGCGCAAGAAGTTCATCAAGAACTACGTGGCCGGGCTTGGCGTGGGCCAGTCGGCACTGCGGGCCGGGTTTTCCCATACCAGCGAGGGGACGGCCCTGTTGCGCGAACCGTCGGTTCTGACCGCGCTTCAGGAGGCGTTGGTAAAAGCCGGGATAGACGACCCATACATAGCCGCCAAACTCAGGGATGGGATGGAGGCGACGTACCCCGCGAAGATGTCGAAAGACGGGTCGGTGCTACAAGACAAGGCCCCGGATTTCTTCACGCGGGGGCTGTATCTCGACAAGGCACTGAAGGTCCGGGGCGACTACAGCCCGGAACGTCACATCGAGGAGAAGCGGACCCTGACCATCAACGTGAACATGGAGATGGCCCGGGGACTGGTCGACTGCGGGGCCGTGACTATCGAGGAAATTCAACGACTGGATGGAGAAACCGATGCCGGAAAAGATGAAACCCGAAGAGAATTCTCTGGCCTTCTCGGAGAAGGAGGAGAAACCGAAAGAACAGGTCAAGAAGATAGCGGACACCCTCAAGCAGTTCGAGAAGAAACCGAACACGCCCGACCGGATGACCTCGCGGGAATCGTTCCTCAAGAAGGCCAATAAGGAAAAGGACCCCAAGAGGCGGGCCGCGATCATCGCCGCTCTTCGCGGAAGGATGTTTCAGTAATTCGTGGACGATGTACGGAAGAAACTCGGTGACCCGGCCTTCTGGCGGGAGTCGTGTTTAACCGACTTATTTTTCTTATGCCGTCTTGTGCTATCGACACTCGACGACCCGACACCCGGGTATAAGCACCTCTACCCGCCTACGCACAAGCGGCTTTGCGACTTCATAACGAAGTACGCCCTGCCCGGGAACATTCTGCTTATTCTCCTCCCGCGCGGATGGGTCAAGAGTTATATAATTACTGTGGGGTGGTTGACGCAACGGCTGTTACAGAACCTGGTGAGCGGGCGGCAAGAGCAGTTCATTATCAACAACGCCACGCTCCCGAACAGCCTGGAGTTCCTGGCGAAGATTCAATACAACCTCTGCTACAACGAACTGCTCCGCAAGATTTTCTCGGACGTTATCCCCGAGAATCCGGCGACGGACGCCCGCCGCTGGACGCAGAGCGAAATAGACCTTGGCGGGACGAAGATAGAAACGGGGTCGGCGGAAGGGAACCTGGTTTCGCGCCACTACTCGGGCGGACTCATCAATGACGACCTGGTGAACCGCGAGAACTCGGCCACATCCGACCAGATCGTGAAGGTCAAGGACTTCTGGAGGCTGGGTCAGTCGCTGAAGATGCCGAAGTCGGTGGAGTTCATCCCTGGCACGCGCTGGGCGTTCGACGACCTCTACGGCGATCTTATGGAGCGGTTCTTGAAGATCCCGGAGGCGGAGTTCAAGCGGTATCAGGAAGAGCCGTACTTCGAGTGGCACACCGGGAAGTGGCATTTATTCCACGCCTCCTGTTGGGCCGACCCGATCAACGAAAAGGGTTCGACGTTTCCCACTCTCTTCTCGGAGAAGAAACTTCACGAGATCAAGGAGGAGCAGGGGGACCGGTTCGGCGGTCAGTACCTGAACGATCCGCTGGCGTTGTCGGCGACGAAGTTCAAGCCTGCCTGGTTCAAGAACTGGAGCGTTCTGCCCCCGCAGCGGGTGACATACCAGTTGATAGACTTCGCCGGGACTGACAACAAGGACAACGACGAGAGCGGGATGGTCGTAGTTGACGCCGGTGTCGACAAACTGCTGTATGTCCGGCACGCGGCCCGGAAGCGGTTGACCGACCACCAGGCGATAGAGTGGATTATCGAGACGGCCCTGGCGTACCAGCCCGGACTCATCGGGATAGAGAGCCACAAGTTCGGACTCGTGCGGGACTTGCTCCCGTTCATCCTGGGGCAGATGGTCAGGATGGGCAGGGTTCCGAAGGCCCTGCTTGAGTACGCCGCGCGGATACCGTATCGGCTTGTTGAGCTCCAGCACCACTCCCGCCCGAAGGGACTGAGGATAGGGAACCTCTCGGGTTGGGTCGAGAAGGGGCTGGTGCTGTTCGCCCCGAACGGGATGGCGGACCTGCGGGATGAACTCATCCGGTTCGACAAGTCACAGCGGGATAACATCATCGACGCGCTGGCGTACATCCTGGACGTGGTGGTGTTCCCGGCGGCGACAGACCCGCCGAAACTGCTGGTGGTTCCCGACCACATGAAGAAAACGGACGAGGAGCGGGAACGGGAGTCTTGGGACAAGATGCCCGGGGTCGTTCGCCCGGGGCAACTGATTCTTTCGGAAGAAGTAGACCATTTGTACTAAGGGACGGTATGGAGGCCAATAATGGCAAGCGATAAAGGTTTTCAATCACTCGGCGACCAGTTGCGGGAGGCCGTCCGTGACAAGTTTGGGGACTATTGGCTGGACGAGTTCACTGACGACCAAGCCATCCTTTCAAAGTCGAGCGTGAAGTCGCAACCATGTTCCCCCTCCTCGAAGAGTCCCAAGCAGTTTTCGGTTTCCTACGCGGTAGACGGGGACAACGTGTCTTTTTCTGGCAAACCTATCCCGGTCGAGCGGGTCACGCGATTTGAGCCCGTCCCGGGCCGGGGTATCCCCACAGATTTACTCAAGCATTTGGGACAACAGGATGGGGTGGTGGGCAAGATGGCAAGCAAGGCCCTGCAACACCGCGAGAAAAAAGAGGGCAAGAAATAAAGGAGATTGAACATGGACGAACCCTATGAAACTATTAGCGGTAAAAAGGTATTCACCAGTCCCGTCGAGTTTATCGGTCGCCAGACGGCCCATATCGCCGACGCCAAGGTGAACTACACGACCGGGAACCTGGACACCGAAGCAGAGATTATCTCCGCACTTAACACGACCAACGGGAAGATCAATGCCATCCTGCTCATTCTGGAACGGCTCGGCCCCGTGGCCTCGGCATAAGGAGTTACGATGCCTTATTTAATTATTGCACTTCTCGTCCTCTATGTCGTGAGCGAGGCGTTTAATCGCCTCGAGCGAACCAGGCTCTTGAATCGGCTCATGGCCCGGGATTACGCGCAGTTTCAGTACTACGAAACAAAATTCAAGAGCGATGTCGCGGAAGTCGAGAAGGTTCGGGACGAGGCGCGGGATGCCCGGAAAGACGCCAAGGCAGAAGCCGAGGAAGAGGACGACCCGGACAGGCTCTACTGAGCGGGTAGGCGATGAAGAAAAAGACGTGCTGTGAGCATTTTGACGAATACGTGACTGATGGTTTTGTCGTGCGGGAACCCGAACCCGTGCGCCATTTTGCCTTGTTACAACTCCATGCTAGGCCGGGGCTGGGGGTCAGTATTCGACTTTTCTATTGTCCGCTTTGCGGAAAGAAACTTGACGAGGGTAAATGATGAACCTCAGACAACTTGAAACCAAGATTACCGACGGGAAGAAACTCAACGCAGAGGAAGAAGCCTACCTTGTTGAAAAGGTCAACACGATCTTTGACGAACACCCAGACGTTACGATGCGGTTTCCCCGCTGGAAGAAGATCCTGGCCTGGGTAGCCGGATACCAATACTATGACTACGCCAAGGGGTCGAAGACTCTCCAGCCTGTCCAGATAAAGCGGAAGCGGAAACTCGTCTTCAACCGGATGCGGTCGTTCGCCCGGACGATGCTGGCGAAACTGACGCAGACCTCCGCAAACATGGGGGTCGTTCCGAACACCGACGAATACGAAGACACCCAGGCCGCCGATGTCGGCGACAAGGTTTTGGAGTTTCTGTCGGATAAACTCCACTTCTCGTCCCTGCGACGGTCGTTCAACGCCTGGTTCATCCTGACGAACCGGGCCTACCTCCGGGTCTTCTGGAACTCCGAGGACTCCGGGATTGTCGCCCGCCAGCAGGAACCCGTCATGGACGACGGCGGCCAGCCCGTCGGCGATCGGTATAGCACTATCACGGAGCCGGGGGACATCGGTATGGAAGTGCTGTCCCCGTTCAACTGCCGCGTGGACCCGTTGAATTTCGACCGGAACAAGTGGCGGTGGTTCATGTACGGCGAAGAGGTCGAGGCCGACGCAATCGAAGATGAATATGGGCTGGAAGAAGGGTCGCTCAACGAGAAGTCGAACGTCCACGACACCATGCTCTCGCTTGATAACTCCGGGGACGAGGACTTCCAATTCTCTCAGTCCTCGGACAACGAGAAGATCACCGGAAAGTTGGTCATCAAAAAGCATTTCTGGACGCCGAAAATGTACGTCATCACGGCGGCGGACAAGGTACTCGAAAGTCGGGAGAACACCTACGGGGAAATCCCAGTTTTCTTCCACGAGGACCGACTTGTTCCCATCAATCACTACGAGAAGGGAATTGTCTACAACGATGGGACAATGAAGGACTTGGTTCCCGTTCAGCGGGCATACAACCGCCATAAGTCCATCGTGTCCCAGGCCGAACAACGGGCAAGTCAGGTTCGCATCCTGGGCGGGTTCGACGGAATGGTGAACAAGGAACACATCCTCGACCAGTCCGGGGCTATCTTTATCGACTACAACATGAACGCCGGTGCGCCACAGCAGTTGCGGATGGACGCGATGCCGCCCTGGGTCATCCAGAACGGGACGGAGCTGGAGCGCGAGTTCGAGATGGTTGCGGGCGTCCACGAGGCGTCGTTCGGTCGGCTCCCGAACCGGGCCAGTCACGCTTCGGGGGCGTTAGTCAACGTCCTCTTGGAACAGGATGACCAGGTTCTCGACCCGATGATTACCGACATGGACGCGGTTTTCTCGGACGCCTGGAGTCTGGCCCTGCGGATAGTGCAGGAGAAGTACACGGTGGGGCGGCTCATAAAGGTCTGCGGCAAGAACAGCATCGAGGGGGCCATCAAGTTCCGGGGGTCCGACCTCCGGGGCAATACCGATGTCAAGGTCAGTTCCAAGACCGGACTCCCCCGCTCCCGCGCACTCCGCATCGACTACATCCAGAAGTTGTGGGATTCCAAGATTCTGAGCGACCCCAAGACCGTCCTTGAACTCATCGAACTCGGGGAGGTCAAAAAACTCTTTTCG